AAACTAAAGTCTATGACCTTGCAGTTCAAGAACAAACATTGATTACCAAACTAAAATCATCTGCAAATGTGATGGAAGTTGTAGTTTTCTTAGAAGATTACTTTGGAGAGTCAATGACAAGCGAACAATGTTTAGATTACGGAAGGTGCACACAGGATGACACAACAGGACTCATCTCCAGAAAATCAGAAATTAAGTACGGAATCCAGTTCTAAAGGACATAGAAAACCCAAGGTTTCTATTCCATTTGAAAAAACATTATCAGACATGAGAGATCTCAAGGAAGGTTGGGATCTGAGTGAATTTGATAAAAACTTAATTGATTGGACAGACTCACAATTTTTCGGGCAGACAGAATATCAAAACAAATATTTTGTAGTAAACTCACAAGTCACACCTTGGCGACAAATGAGACAGGCGGTCATGGAGATACAGACTCGTCTCAATGCCATTCAGAAAGTGACTATACAATATAAACGTACGTTAAATGATATTGAACGTACAAAGTCAGAAATGGCAGAGGAAGAGAATAAATTTTATAAACAGGATAAAGAATATGAGTTAGAACTTCTCTTTATTGACCTACAGGTGTGGGATAATAAAATGCGTCAATCAAAAGACGAGATAGAAGGTTTACTTAGAATCATCAAAGAGAAGTTAGGAAAGAAACCTGATGAAGAGTATGACTTTGAGGAACTCAAAGAAACTGTATTGAATAAGGAGATTGAAGAGAGAGAAGAGCATAAGTATTGGATTGCCAGGATGGCAAAACAATCTGCTCTTGATTTACTAACAACTGGTAGACTACAGGCAGGTAATCTTGATAGTATGTTAATGATGAGTCCAGAAGATCAAGCAGCAGTAACTGATCTTGCACTCACATATTCTACTGCTATGAACATCAACATAGGTAAGATCAAAGCAGCAGCAGAGAAAAAGGTCGAACACCTCATGGATAGTGAAACACCTCAAATGTTTGATACTACAGGAGTCCTAACTGATTATGCACATAACAATGTCACAGGAAGATCTATTCTCCCTTCCGATAAACCCGAAGATAGAACCTGAGTATATTGATGGTAAGATAATACCATTTCTAAACAAACATAAGCATTTAATATACGATTTATATTTTACTACGAGGATGCCACCATTCATGCAAGATGCAATGGGTGATGTATTTCGTGGTACAAGTGATGCACAGGCAGCAGTAAAGAACGCATTTTATATCAGAGATAAGACAGGACTACCATTATCAGCGACATTTAATAATATATGGGTGAAACCAGATCAAAAAAATCTTGAGGAATTTATCACCAACTTTAAATTTTTATATGATAATGGTGTAAGAACTGCAACCATTCCCCATACATCATGGGTAATGACAGGACAGATACAGAAAGAATATCCAGAATTAAAAATTAAGAATACTATACTCAGAGAGGTATCAAAACCTAATGAGATAGTATCACTTGCTAGTGCAGGTTTTTATTACATCAATCTTGATCGTGATGTGATGAGAGACAGACCACTCTTAGATAGACTCAAACAAGCAAAAGAATATTGTGCAGAGAAAGGTAATCCAGTAATGCTATCACTCTTGGCAAATGAGCATTGTTGGGGTGGATGCCCGATTATGCCAGAGCATTATCATTATAATAGTACAAGAAAAGATAGTGACCCTCAGTATTTTGATAGTGATATTAGTAGAGTATCTTGTTCACGTTGGGATCAGTATGACCCTGCATTTTCATTAAAAGAAGCAAACCTACCGCCTTGGAGAGAGGATTGGGAGGAGTTTTTAGATGTTATAGATGTATTTAAGTTACATGGTAGAGAGTCAGCAACCAGACTTGTAGAGTCACTAGACTTAATACAACGTTGGGATGAAGGTAAAGATATATTATATCCAGAATTTGATAGGTATCTAACTGATGTGAAGATCAAAGATGCACCCATAAATATATGGCGAAACAAAATTAAAAGTTGCAGATTTGATTGTTGGGATTGCAACTATTGTGAATCTGTGGTAGAATCTGTACTGAAGAAGGAGAAACGTACTATGAATCCTTATGTGGATCGTGTGATCCGAGCGATTGACGCAGCAACGGATAACAATTCCAGGTTTAATCCAGAGGGATATGATGTTTTAGGATTATCATCTGATAAAGTCAGACACCTATTAAATAATCTATGTTCAGAACGTGGCACAGTATATGCTGATGTTGGATGCTACATGGGTAGTACACTATTTGCAGCATTATATAAAAATAGTGCTGTCAACGCATATGCTATAGATGATTATAGTGATGGAGTTGTTAAACCAAAGAAAAAAGATTTAGGAAACAAATTTGATGTAGAGAATCCTATAGATGAAATGGTCAAGAACGCAGACAAATGGATGAATCTTGATACTTCAGTAGGATTTTGTGTCAAACCTGTATTACAATGGTTGCCTAACAAAGAGTATAGACCTGACGTTATCTTTTATGATGGTGAAGTGGGTGATAATATGGTTGCAAACTTAGAACACCTACATGAACAGGCAAAAGATAATTACATTTTAATCATAGATGATGCTAACTTCAATGGTGTAGTGGACAATGCTAAGAAGTTTCAAGAGGATAAAGAAGTAGTATTTGAAAAGACACTCAGGACAGAGATAGCAGAGGATGATAAAAGTTGGTGGAATGGATTACATATAATGGTAATATCAAAATGATAGACATAAAAGATAATTTTCTACCACTCAGGGAGTTCGAGAGAGTACACGCAGAATTGATGTCATGGAATTTTCCTTGGTACACATCTAAAATTGTAAATGATACTGAACAGAATAGAAATAATAATTTTCAATTCACTCATCTATTTTATGAGAGATACTCTCCTGTAGATGAAAGTGTAAATATATTACAACCTATATTACAGATCATACAACCCATTGCTATCTTTAAAATCAAGGCAAACATGATGCCTAATCAAAATGCTATTATAGAACATGGTTTTCATCATGATGTCACAGACTCAGAGTATCATCCTATCAAAGATCACATGAAAACATCTATTCTTTATATGAATACTAACAATGGATATACAAAATTTGAAGATGGTACTATAATAGAGTCCGTTGCCAATAGATTTGTGACATTTCCAAATCATACTGAGCACACAGGTACATCTACATCTGACTCAGACTATCGTTTAGTGGTTAACTTTAACTATGCTTGAAATACTATTATCAATCTTACAGAAAGAACTCTACATGGGTTATATCTTTGGTATCATGATACTGGGAGGATACATTCGTAAGTATAATGTACTCAATGATGTTTACTCACTTGCAAAGAGATATATTAAAGACAATAGGGTGATGATAATTATCACCTCTATATTTGGTGGAGTGCTACCAATACCAGGTAGAGTTGCATTATCAGCACCATTATTAGATGCTATAGCACCACCTGATAAGAAGAAGAGGAGTGCATTTGGTATTATTGATTATCTATCTACACATCACTACTATTGGTGGAGTCCATTAGAAAAGACTATCATATTACCTATGGCAGCGTTAGGTATAACTTATGGACAGATGCTATCATATACATTCATACCACTTGTAATATGTTTGACGTACACATGGTGGTATATTTTTAGTAAGGTGGATCCCCGAAGTGTATTACCTAACATGGATGGAATACAAGACTTTGATTGGCAGAGAGCATTAAGAGGTTGGGCACCATTTATAGCAACGATTTGGTTTTTATTGTGTGTAGGTAAAGCAGGAGCAATATTTTTCTTTCCTTGGTTCGCAGTAATGTGTTGTTATTATGCTTATATTTGTAAGGATTGGAACTGGGGTCAGTTTCTTGATGGTAAGTTTGCTATTATTGCAACGATAGTATTAGCACTTGGTGGTGTGGTAGGACTCATCAAAGCACCTGTAATGGCATATCTATCAGCAGCAAATCCAACTATGATTATACCAGTATCAATAGTTGCTACAATAGCAGCATGGATTATGGGGTCATCAGGTAAATACGCAGGAATGACCTCAGCACTTGTAATAATATTTGGTCCTCAATATCTTGTATGGTTCTTGGCAACAGAATACTCAGGATACTTATTATCCCCTGCACACAAGTGTTTAATGATAGGACAACAATACTTTGGTACACCTATAAGAAAGTATTACAAGGTACTTGGTGGATTATGTGCATGGTTAATAGGATATGCTTGGATAACGACATTTTTAATATAAATACTTTTAGAAAATATCAAGTCTAATAATGTCTCAACTCAACGTTGGAACTGTAAATGCAGCGACAATAAATTATACAGGAGACTCAACGAGTTCAACTTCAGCGAACAGGTCACTAGAGGACATGACCAACGTGTCAGGTACACCTGGTACTAATCAATCTCTGACATGGACAGGAAGTGCGTGGGCACCTGCAACAAATCAACAGAACATCATAAAGGTATGGGCACATGGTGGTACTACTGTAAACCAAACTATTAGTAGTAGAAGAGGTACTAGCACCAGTAATATGACATATATTAATG